ATATATACCCGATTTTAATATACTCATTTCAATGATTGTTTGTTTTTATTATATATGAAAAATCCCATTGGACTTTCTTATTATAAAGATTAACCAATGGGATAAAACATTTATCAATATGAATTTCTTTTTACTTGCTTGCAGCTGACATCTTAGCTTTTGCAGCTTCTGCGATTGTGCCAACTTTAGACAATTCGCCAACGCCTGTGAATGTTGCAGACATTGTGGCATATTCTGCGTTTGGTGCTGAACAACTCAAAGATGTTATAATTGCCTGTCCTTTTCTTCCGTTGCCTGTTTTTGCACTCCAACCGCCTGTTGGTACATAGTCCAATTTACCTGCTTCAAAATCAGTTGAATCACCCTCAAGGGCAAACACAACATCAATTGGCTGTCTTGCAATCATAAGGTCTAACAATGTATCATAGTTTGAACCTTCTCCGGGGTTTCCAACAAGATTTTCACTTGAAATAGTCCAATTTATCTTTCCTGCTTCGGCTTCAGTCCATTTGCCTCCGTGGTCTTTTGTGCTTATCTCTCTTGTGTCAAGTGATATTTCCAATGAATGTGAAGTTGCAAAAGCAATAGACTTGCCATCTGCAAACAACATAAGATTTTCACCTTTTAGAATTTTACTCATTTGTTATATTATATATAATATTTTATTTTATTATTTCTGTTACTTATAAAGATTATGTTATCCGATTTAACGCACACAATTACAAATGTCAAATTCAAACGTCAATTTCTGTATGTAGGCATCATCAATAAAATCTTCACTTGCATTAACCATTGTGCAATCATTAAGTGTTATTGCATCCTCTGTTGCCGTTTCAAAATCGCCTTTAAGCTGCTCCAACCTTACTTTAACTTCTTGCGCTAACTGCACACTTTCATTATATGTTGTGGCTGCAATGGTTATTTCAACATTTGCGGTTTCGCTGTAATTATACATATCTTTTGTGTTGTTGGTCTGAAGGCTGTTTCTTTTATATATGCCAAATGGATATTGTGCGCCCTTATCTGCAATGATTGGATAAACGGTTAATAGTCCTTTTAATCTCTCATTTATAACACGTCCAATCTTCAAACTGCTTGTTCTTAACTTTGCCATCTTATTATTTGATTATCTTATTTAGTTTGTCGGTCATTGCTTCCTCCATCGCTCCAAATATTGCCGACTCATTATTCCGTGCATCTGCAAAGAAATGGTGTGCCTTGATGCTACCCCTGTAACTGCCTTTTTTCAGTTTGCGCCCATCGCTTTTTGTATGGTCTTTTTTTAGGTATCTTTCTTTTGTTCCCTTTTCAAAAAACTTTAATCTAAAATCTTTGAGGATTGAAACAATAACTTCATTATAGAACTTTTCAACAATTAGCCTTATACCTCTTTCCATCGGTTGCCAATGGTTTGATGATGATGCTGCTGAACCAAGTTCTTTCCTTAAATTCTGCTTTGTCAATTCCTGTAACTTTTCACCGCCTTTTTTAAGACCTGCCAACACCACTGAATTACGGTTTTCTTCATTCAGTTCTTCAAATAGTGTATCAATGTCTGTAATGGTGCAATTAAAATCGTTACTCATTTATCAACTCAGTGTGTATAATTAGTTGTTGAAATTGCTTGTTTTTCTCAATGCTCAAAATACGGTACTTTCCACCGTTCCAAATTATTCTGTCTAAGTCCCTTATATCGTGGTAAATGCGCACAATAAATGTAACATCTTGAGCAAAGAATAATTCATTATTATCCTCAGTTCTGCCAATGCTGTTATATTTTACATTTGCCCTCGTTCTTATATGTGGTTTATAGATTTCTGTTTCAATCTCACCATATTCATTGTTGACTGTTTCAAGTCTTTCAATATTGATTATTTCGGTTAGTATTCCGCTTTGCATCTGTGTTTGATATATGGTGTTTATTGTTATGGAATCCAATAATGTTTATCCAAGTTTACGAGAAAGTCAAAACCTTTGTTTAACTCATAGTTATTGGCAAATGTTGTGGTCTCTCTGTTTGCGTAAAAGTTGCCAATCAGCAATAATATTGATTGTTGCAATGATGGTGGGAGGTAGCCTGTTTTTGGTGATACCAAATCATTCAAATCACGGCAATCAATACGCTTTGCAACTGCATCTTCTGCAACTTGTATCAGCTTTAAAAGATATTCATCATCATCGTTAAAGTCATTATCTAAATTAAGGTGTTTTTTTACGGTGCTTAATAGTGTTAGCATTTTCTTTAATCTCCTTTTACATATAAAGATTATGGAAATAAAAAAGGTGCTGCAATGACTGCAACACCATGAGAAAAGAAACTATATATAGAAAACTTCTTTTGAAAAGAAATTTGGAATCACTTATAAAGATTATCATATATGGTTTTTATGTCAACAAAAAATGTCGGATAAACGCTATTACCCGACACTTAAAACTAAACTTATAAATATATGAATAAACAAAGTTGAATTATTGTTTTACTTCAAAATACGCTTAACAAAAGATGTGCTTCTGCGTGGTTTGCAGTCAAAGTAAGCATTAACAACCAATCTTACTTGTCCCTCAGTTGCTTTTGTGTAATTATCCACAACTAAATCAATAGAACCCCATTGGGCTACGACATAATCAGAAAAATCACCAACAACAAAACCTTTAGAAACTACGTTTGAGCTAACAAGTGCTTTGCTTCCCTCAATCTCGCCATTTTCCAAAACCATTCTACCGCTACCGTTGTCCTTAGAAAGAACTCTGAAGGCTGCCTTTGCTTTTGGTGAAAGAATGTAAGTAAATGCACCGTTTACATTTGCTTCGTCTAACTCAGCTTCAGCATCTACAATATCAGCAAATTTGGCTGCTGTTGTCATGGCTGTAACACCATTGAAAAGACCTTCGGGCATATCTGCATTACCTGCGCCATCACCTAAGATTGTAGCCTCAACTTTATCACCAATGGCATTGATTATATCACGTCTGAGCATTGCTTCAGCATCGTTGCTATCTTGTACCAAAAATTCACGGCTAACATCAACATATGCAGTGATACGGTGTGGCTGTAACTTAACTTCAGACCATTTGCCGTTTCCTTTCTTAGCTGCTTCAATCTCACCCGCCCAAGAAACATTGCTGCCACTATATGCAGGAATTGAAACATTACCCACTAAACCTGTGAGATATGTTGCATTTGCCTGTGAAAGTACCATATTTGCACGCAATGGCTCAAGAATATCAAGTTTTTCAGTTGCAATATTTTCCATACCTGCTGTTGCAGTCTGTGCATAGATACCGTTTGGATTTCCGTCTGTATCTAATTCACCTGCACGATTTTCAGTAACAGGCAAAACAATCTGTCCGTTTACTGCCAATCCGCTTTTTGCCATTGCAGAACGTCCTTCTTTAACAACTGAAAGTGCTGCATCATCTAAATTACGATTGTTGGCTACATCGTTAATTGCCTTTATAAGACTAAATTTCTTACTCATTCTAATATTAATATTTGAATTTTTATTTTTATTTCTTTTTTCCTTATCCTCATCAGCATCATCCATTGGGTCATCATCCTTTGGCTGCTCTGAATTATCTGTGTTATCCTCTGTATTGTTGTCGGTTGGCTCTTCTGTCTGATTATCTGTGTTATCAGTAGTATCAGAATTATCAACCGTTGTTTCTTCGTCCTTCTTGTCTGGATCCTCGTTTGCTTTCTGCTCCTTATCGTCACAACTTGCAGTATCTTTTACATCATCCTCAGTTGGTTTATTATCACCGTCTGAAAGCTGTGAAATGAGTGCTTTAAGCTGCTCAATAACCTTTGCTTTATCTTCCATTTCTGAATTATCTGTATTTTTGTTATTTTCTCTTTCCTGTAACTCTTTTAGTCCTCGGGTGTCTGCCTTAACTTCGGTGTCCTCATATGCAGGCTGATAAACCAAACTGACATCATAAAGCTGTTTAATCTTGTCAATGTGTCGGATGATTGTGCCATCCTCTTTTTTCTCCCACCTGTCTTTTTCCACCGTGAAGGCAAAAGAACACTTACTAATATCACCCCTACGCAATCCCTCAAGTATTTCATCACCTAATGTCGTGTGTGGTGCTTCAAACTCATATTTCAGACCATGAGAATCAAGTGTTAATTTTAGACTGCCTTTGCCGTTGGTTGCTCTTGCCAAAACTCCACGCTCTTTGTTGTGGTCTAACAGGCAAAGAATATCAGAACGATTAATTACATCATCATCAATTGCACCATCTTCAATGATTTCAAAGAATCCACCCAAATCGGCTGAAAGACTATTAAAAACAACTGCATAACCTTCAACTTTTCTGCTTTCGTTGTCGGTGTTCTGTGCGGTCTGTTGTGTTCTTATTTCTTTCATTCTAAATATAAAGATTATGATACTTTATTTTGTGTTTCAATGTCCTTTTTCTGTGCTTCTTCCTGCTGCTTTTTCAACTCATCAGCTTCTGCCTTGGTAATCTCTTTGTAATTATCCACGCTGTCAAATTTACCCAATGCAATTGAAGTTGCAATAAGTCTGTCTTTTATATCAATATCATCAGAAACGTTGGTTATATAATAGCCTTCCTTTGCTGTTATAATGGTTGTTTTAAATTCGTTTGTTACCATCTTATTTATAAAGATTATAGTACGTTATTTTAATAATCACCGCAATCATAAATGAAATTATCGGGTGTCTCAATCTCATTATAACCTGTATGGTCTGCGGATGCTTTGAATGTCATATAATCGCCCTGTAACTGATATTTATTATCACTTTCGGTTTTGGTGTAAACATCTGTTTTGTTCGCTTTGCCGTTTAACTCTGTCTTTGTGGCAAATGTTGGCTTATCGGTGTTATATGTGGATTTATCCAACTTGTCATTTAATGCGGTTGTAACGTCTGCTTTCTTTGCATAGTCTGTTAATGGTTGGTGCTGTGTTAGATAACCACTATCATTTGTTAATTCAGAAACTTTGGTTGGAATCTGTGATTTATCAGCTTTTGCAGAAAGTTTGGTATCTGTTTCGGATTTTGTATAAACATCGCTTTTGTTTGCCTTGGTACTAACAACATTTGATAACTCATCCAATGCGTCTTGGGATGCTGTTTCACCCAATGTATTTTGAATTTCTTCCAACTCATCCGTTACCGCTTTTTGGCTCATTACATCGGCTGTGCTTTGTCCTTTTTCCTGTGATACAATAACGTTGTTTATTTTATATGAATTAACGGTTATAAGTTCACCGTTTTTGTTGGTGTATTTTAATATTGCCATCTGTGTTTTTCCTATATGGTTTATTTAATAATAAAGATTAGGTTTTACCCTCTTGATACCGTCCAACCTTTTGAAGTTGCTATTGCAATTTGTTCATTTGTTAATGTGTCATATGTGGTTGCTGATAACTTTAATGTCTTGGTTGCTTCCACCGTTGCCAAACCGTTAATAAATACCATTGCAGATTGTGTGGTTAATGGACTCCAATATAAATCCAAATCTAACTTTGTACCTTCAAAAGTTCCAATAACATTTGTTAGATTATCGCAATGGGTAAACATTCCCGACATATTTGTTATATTATCAACTTTTATGTTTGATAAATCTAAAGTTGTCGCTGTGCAATAGTTAAAATAATATGAGCAATCAACCAATTTGCTTTGTGTGGGAAAATGCGTAATTGATTGATATATATTCCTATTTGTTAGTGTTATATATTCCAATGGCTTTGCAAAAGTATAATTAAATTCACGGCTTGTTTTGTCATATGGTATGTGTATTGATTCATATGCCTTATCTTCATAATGTGCCGTAACTATATTGTTATTGCTGTTAATAGTTGAATTGAAAACACCACTAAAAACACCGCTGCCAATATTACCACCGCCATTTTCTTTTTTCCAAATAAGGTCAACACCCATATACAGGGCGTTAACCTCATTATCTTGGAAGTATATATTTTGAATTTCTTTGTTAGTCATTCTTATTTGATAATATAAAGTGTGTTATTATCTTTAACTGCCAATGCGTCATATTGTGCCTGTGTACCGTTCCACATCTTCATAAATCTTTGGTCGCATTGCTCTTTTGTGTAAACCTCAACACTATCATCAGCATCAGAATTATCAATTACCATTTCTGTAATGATGTTGCCGCTTTCGTCTTTGATTACGGTTGTTTCACTCTTCTTTGGATATTCTTTCAGCTGCTCAGTAACATCAACATTATCAATAAGGTTGTCAACCTCTGTCTTGGTATAAGTGTTTTCCTTATCCGCTTTGGTTGGCAATGTATCATTTATAGTGTCAATGGCATTTGCATTTGCTGTTGCCATATCCGCTACACCTTGAAGACTTGTTTTTGTTGCATAATTATCCAACATTGAAGTATCTGCCTTTGTCGCTAACTTATCATCAACATCTGATTTTGTGGCAAATTTTCCGTCTGCTTCTGCAATGTGTGCGGTCAGTTTTCCGTCAACGGTTGCAACATCGTTTTTGGTTGCCATATTTGATAATGTGACGTTCAAATCAGCTGTTACACCTGCTAACAAATCATCTGCATAATGTTTGGCATCTGCTACACCATGAGAAATTGAACCGATAACCGTTGAATCACCGTTAATAATAGTTATGGCATCGGCATTTGTCTTTTCTGCTGCCTTTGCACGATTGATTTCAGTTTGCAAATCTGCTGCAATGGTGTTTTCTGCGTTGGTTGCTCTGCTAACCTCTGAACTAATGGCATTATTTATGGCAGTTTCTTTTGTATCAATCTCGTTTTTAGTATAAACGTCTGAAGCGTTGGCTTTTCCGCTTAATACTCCATTGATAACATCAATAACATCAGAATTATCATTTAATTTATCTGCGATTTCTCCTAATGTGTCTAATGCTTCGGGCGCTGTGCCAATAAGTGTTTCAATCCTGCTGTCAACCTCTGCCTTTGTTGCATAGTTTTTAAGCGAATTTTCAACATCACCACTAACGGAAGTTTTCAATTTGGCGATTTCATCATCTGTATAATGCTTTGCATCACTTAATGAATGTGCAATACTTCCAATGGTATTTGAATCACCGTTTATAATGTCTAATTTTGAATTGATTTCATTATCTGCTGTGGTGCTTCTTGATACCTCTGATTGAAGTGCTGTTTGCAGGTCGGCAATAGCGTTTGAATGCTCATTATCTTTGGTCTGAACGGTTGTTTTCAACTGCTGCAATGATGCTGTTATATCTGCTTCCACCTGCTTTGCACGATTGATTTCAGAAGTGATATTTGAAGCATTAACAGATGTAATGTTTTCAATACGTCCTTCTTCACTCTTTGCCCTTGCAATCTCTGCGGTTAAATCATTCTGTAATGTGGCATCAGCATCGGCATTTGCTGCAATCAAATCTTTAATGTCTTGTTCTGCCTGTTTTGCTCTGTCTGTTTCTGCTGTGAGATTATCAGCAATTTCAACTTCTTTTGCTGTTGCCCTGCTTACTTCATCAGCAATGGCAGTGGTGTTGGTGTCAACCTTTGCTTCAATGGCATTTTCTTTGCCGGTTGCTCTTGTTACCTCTGCATCCAAATTATCTGATACCGTATTTAATGCGGTTTGAATATCGGCAATCTTATCGGCATTATCTGAAATGGCTGCTTCTAATTCATTTTCTTTTGCCACTGCACGATTTATTTCAGCTGTAAGATTATCGTCAACATTTGAAATGGTAGTTTCTAACTCCTTTTCTTTTTCTGTTGCTCTCTTAATCTCGTTTTCAATGGCTGTTTTAACCTCTGCATCCTTATCAGCATTTGAAGTTATTAACGCTTCAATTCTTGCCTCCTCAGATTTTGCCCTGTCAATCTCATTGTGAAGGTCTGTGTTAATGTGTTCTTCTCTGTCTTGCGCTCTCTGAACCTCAGTTTGCAGATTGGTTGCAATCTCGTTTTCTTTTGCCGTTGCTCTTGCAATCTCTGCATTGATGTTGTTTGTGTGTTCTGTGTCTTTGTCTGCGCTTCTTTGCTTCTCTTCCTGTACGGTTGTCTTCAACGCTTGCAATGATGTTGTTATGTCGCTTTCAACGGTCTTTGCTCTTGCAATCTCACTTGTAAGAGTATCAGAAATTAAAGTTTCTTTGGCTGTTGCCCTGTCTCTCTCATTTTCCACTGCATCACGAATTGCACCTTCTGCCGTTTTTGCTCTCTCAATTTCACCTTCTAATTTGGTATCAATTACGGTTTCTGCATTGGTTGCCCTTGTTATCTCGTTAGCCAAATTAGCTGCAATCTCGTTTTCTTTGGCTGTTGCTCTCTCAATCTCATCAGTTAATGAAGTATTTAAATCATCAACTGCATCTTTATTTTCGTCTGCGTTGTTTTTGATTAAATTGAATATCTCAATATCAACGCTGTTGCTGCGTTTAATTTCTTCATCTAACTTAGTTTCAATCTCAGTGTCTTTGGCATCCAATTCTTCTTTGTTGCCCTTGATTAATTTATGAAATTCAATATCCACGTTATTAGAACGGCGAATTTCATCATTAAGTTTATCCAAATAATCAGAATTGAATGAGTCTTTGAGTTTGTTAAACTCGCTTTCACGCTCCAAACGTTCTTTTTCCATCAAATCATAAATGTGTTCTATGGTCTGATAGTTTACTACATTGCAAGGATTATGGGGATTTATAACGTTGCGCCAATATACATCAGTTACTATGGTCTTCACCTTATTATATTGTTCGTCCGTTGCGGTAAAATCGTGATTCCATTTACTATAATCATAATTCAAGTTTCGCAAGTTTGTTAACTCTCCATTTTTAGTTCATAAATCTGTATAAAATGTTTAAGTTTCTCAGAACGATTGATAAGAGTTTGGAAGATTTTCTCGTCTTCAATCTCAAAACACTGGGCAATCTCGTTT